AAGCGGCACAGAGGGAGGTTGACCAGGACTAAATAGTGTGCTATCCTTACAGGGTAGTCAACCAATACAACTACACACAACAAATACGGAGAATACGATTATGTCTTTTGCATCTCTCAAAAAAGCGTCTGCCGCTGGTAACACTTTCGCCAAACTGACGCGAGAGATTGAGAAACTGAACCAACCTGCTGCTGGTTCTTCTGCCGACGAACGTTTCTGGAAACCTGAAATGGACAAGTCTGGCAATGGTTATGCTGTAATTCGATTCCTGCCTGCTCCCGATGGGGAGGAAATGCCTTGGGCAAAGGTCTGGAGTCATGCCTTCAAGGGTCCTGGTGGACAATGGTACATCGAGAATTCCCTGACTACTCTCGGTAAGGATGACCCTGTTGGCGAAATGAACCGCGAACTGTGGAACAGTGGTCGTGATTCTGACAAGGAGATTGCTCGTGCTCAGAAGCGCAAACTGTCCTACTACGCTAACATCTACGTTGTGCAAGACCCTGCACATCCTGAGAACGAAGGACGTGTGTTCCTCTACAAGTTTGGCAAGAAAATCTTTGACAAACTGACCGAAGCAATGCAACCCGCATTCGCTGACGAAACTCCTATCGACCCCTTCAACTTCTGGAAGGGTGCTGACTTCAAACTGAAGATTCGCAAGGTCGAAGGTTACTGGAACTACGACAAGTCTGAGTTCGCTGCACCTGAAACTCTGGGTGGGTTTGATGATGACAAACTCGAAGGTATCTGGAATCAAGCATACTCTCTCGCAGAGTTTGAAGATGCCAAGAACTTCAAGACCTATGAGCAATTGCAAGCACGTCTGAACCTGGTGCTTGGTAAGACTGGTTCTGTCTCTGTCGTTAACGAAGAGGATGAAGAGGTGTTTGCTAAACCCATGCCTTCTGAGTCTTGGGGTAAAGAAGTCTCCGACTTCCGAGAGAAAGCAGTTGCTGCCTCTCCTGTAGAAGATGAAGAGGACACCATGTCCTACTTCGCCCGTCTCGCTGAGGAAGACTGATGAACACTCCCAACTGGCAACACCATTCTAAAAAAGAACAAAAGCGTACCTTGAAACCTCAAGCCATGCGTCAAGCAAAGAAGCGGCGTGCTGCTCTCAAAGCAAAACTGCTCGCCGCTTCGGTGGTGCTGGTTGGGATTAATCCTGCTAGTGCAGAGAGCATTGGTGACCGTAGTAATCGCCAAGCATATCAATCCCAAGGAGGTTATGCTCGTGAGGAAAAGTGTTATCGGAATGAATATCGTGAAGAGTATGTTCCTGGCACGTCACAATCTCCTGGATATGTAAAGACATTCCGAGAGCGAGTTGCAGTTCCCTGTGAACGTCACTATCACCATGCTCCGCAAAAACAGCATCGAGAAGACAACAATTCCTGCATTGAAGGTTCTATTCTTGGAGGAATTGCAGGTGGTGGAGCAGGTGCTGCACTGTCTAGAGGTGATGGTCGCTTCTGGGCAATTCCTCTGGGTATCGTAGGCGGTGCTCTAGTTGGATGTCAAATTGATGGGGGTTGACCCCAAACCAAAATCGACCCTTGATTCCCAGGATCGGCGGAAAAATTTCCCGCCAAATTTTGGGTCTCTAGGGTTTTTTAGTATCCAGACCCGCTAGAAGAACTAGAACTGCTGCTAGAACTGCTGCTAGAACTGCTGCTAGAACTGCTGCTAGAACTTGAAGAACTAGTAGTTGTAGTAGACGTAACTACCCCTGCTGTTGCTGTGCTTGCCGTATTAGTTGGACCATAGTCAAAAGAAGTTACTGGTCCAATCTCACTAGTTATAGACACACTACCAGCAGCATATCCCCCAGAACTACTAATAAATTTAGAAGACAAATCAATCGGAGTTTTCTTATTACCAAGAGAATCTAATTCTGGATTAGATTCGTATGCAACAAGATCTGGGAATTCTGCAACCATTAAATCTACCATTGCAGATTTTGGTAGTGTGATAATTCTTTTTTGCTCGTTTAAGAATGTTTCGTGTTCGTAGTTTGAAACTGGATAAATTGATTGCTCTTCAGTTAAAACAGTTCCATCTGGCATGGTAACACGAAAATCTTCAGTTACTTCAATACCTTCCTTATAATAAACCAATCCATTATATAAAACTTCTTGAGTTTCGTAGTGATGTACAGAGTCTGGGTCCGAATAAACTGAATTAACGTATTCTAATAGTTCGTCTTCGGACTTTGGCCATTCGTCGTAAATGTCAATAATATTGTTTACCAAAAGAATACACCAATCTAGTTCTGGGTCTCCATATGCTTTATATGCCAAAGAAGATGGAGTTTCACCAGGTTTAATTGAGTATGATTCAAATAAGGTTGTATATCTGTTTAAATCATCTCTTGCTTTCACTCTTCTGAAGATATTCTTTACAAGACGATATTTGAAGGATTCTTCGTCTGATACACCTTCTCCAACATAAATGTTTGGTAGATTTGTAAAATATCCCATTAGAATCCTTTTCCTGCGTCTTCTGCGGTAATAAGTTTGGTTTCTGCAAATTGCAATGAAAGTTCAATTGCAGGTACATGCACCATTAGGTCTTCAACTCCAGACTGTTTAGATAACCTTTTAAATGAAGTATATTGACCATCTGGGGTATAATTTACGTTTATACTAGTGCAAACTGATGGATGTATTTTAAAGTGTAAAAATGAATCTGTAGTTTCTTCCATCGACCCATTAGGGTTAATACGAATAAACTTAATCTCAAACGAATCAGGCACTTCAAAATATCTATTTTTTGCTGCTAATTGAGCATCTGCAGATGTGTAGATATCACTAACTGCTGCTTTTCCTTCACCAGTTTCAAAATCAAAATTGTCGGTTCCTGTAACTCTTGGCATAGCGCCAAGTTTAAAATAATCAATAATTTGTCTAATCTCTTTCGCTTCGTCCATACTGCGAGAGAATAATTTAAAGCTGAAAGAGTGTGTTCTAAATGCCATTGAATTGAACACTTGTTCTTTAAATGGGTTAAAGACTCTTCCTCTTGTCAGTGCTTGAATAGAACTAGCGTCAAGATTTCCTTGTAGACCACCAAGTTGATTAAGTCCATTGATTGCTTGAGCAAGACCTCCAGTAGCAAATTCGGGAAGACCTGCTGCAGCTGCACCTTGAACTGCTTCAGTAATCGATTTAGTGGTCATATCACCACCCATAGCAGAAAGACTAGCAAGACCCAGAGAACCTACATCAACTTGCCTATATTGGGGTTGATAAGCGGTTGATAACGATTTGGGCATTGCAAGATAAACCCGATTATCGTCTCTGTTTAATTCAATTCTGTTTGTATCTGGGAAAGACCGACCATAATACTTTGTTCCTGATTTATCACTATAGGCAATACGTTGCCTTTGGAAGCACACATAATCAATTGCACCAGTTTCACCCAACAGAGCGTTGTCTGATTTGTTTCCTGGTACTGGAGGCTCTAATGGGTAACGTAGAATTGCCAATTTAACACCTAAATACTAAGTGACCTTTATGTATTTATGAGATATCAAGGAAAGTACCGACCTTCCTTTCCCAGGAAGTATAAAGGCGACCCAAGTAATGTGATTTATAGGTCATCTTGGGAATATAAATTCATGAAATGGTGCGATATTACTCCTTCTGTTGTAGAATGGGGTAGTGAGGAGATTATCATTCCATATGTTTCTCCTGTTGATGGTAAAAGACATAGATATTTTCCAGATTTTTATGTTAAAATTGAAAATAAAAAATATCTAATCGAAGTCAAACCATACAAACAAACTAAAGAACCCAAGACTCAAAAAAGAGTTACTAAGAGATATATTAATGAAGTTGTCACTTGGAGTGTCAACCAAGCAAAATGGAAAGCAGCAACAGAGTTTTGTGTTGGTAATGGTTGGGAATTTATGTTAATTACAGAAAAGGAACTTAAGGTCTAATGTCATTAGAATCTAAAAAAGAAAGAGCAAGATATAATTCCTTACAGGAGTTCATAGGATTTTTCAAGGAGAATGAAAATCATCCTAGTACTACCAATCTTTTTTCTGTGCATTTTGCGTCTCCTCCAATGTTGAAGGCAGTTAGCAAAACAAATTTGTTCACTACCGAAACTGGTGATTTGTCCTTACTGTTGGATTATTACGCAAAGACTGTAAATTTACCCAGTAAACAAATTACAACAGGTCAGATTGTAAATGTTGGTTCTGGATATAAATTTGCAACTGGAAGCTCTTTCAGTCAGATTTCAATCACCTTTACTATGCCACGTTCTCAACTGACAAGAAACTTTTTTGAGAAGTGGACTCAAGTGATGGCAAGTGATTCGAATCAATATACAGAATATTATAAAGATTACGTCTGTCCAGATTTATACATTTATAAATGGGAAAGGGGTGGTGGAGATTATGCAACCTCCGACCCTAAAATGTTAAGAGCAATTAGAGAATCTGGTTCAAATGCTCTTCTGGCAAGAAAGAATGAATTAACAGCATGTTGGCATATTCAAAACGCATTTCCGTTTAACATTGGTTCAGTTCAACTGGATAACTCGCAATCGAGACTCATGGAATTGAACGTTCAGTTTTATTATGAACGTTATAGATTCTATCCTCAATCTTCCTTTGATGATCCTGGAATTATTGAACAGATTACTTTCCCCCAATCTGAAATTTACAATAAGGGCAACAATACAACTGCAGAGACTCCAAGAAATACTGTTCAACAGGTTACCACTACTTCAACGCCAGCGGCAGCTACAACCCCCCGAAACCCCAGGGCACTTCTTGACCAGAGACAAAGAGTTGGAGAAGGAAACTGACCCTATAAATAAAATTACTGATTTGAATTTCTATGGCATTACCTAAGATTAATGTACCCAAGTTTAAACTGAAACTACCATCTGACGGTAGGACTGTGAACTTCAGACCATTCCTTGTTAAAGAAGAAAAACTTCTTCTTATTGCAACTGAGACTGGTGAGCAAGAAGATATTATTTTGGCAATTAAGAATATTATTGCCGAATGTACTGACCTTAAAGATGTAGAAAAATTATCTACATTTGATATCGAATATGTTTTCTTACAAATTCGTACAAAGTCAGTTGGTGAGAATGTTGAAGTTTCGGTTACATGTCCTGATGACGGCGAAACTGAGGTATCGGTAAAAATTCCTTTGGATGAAATTACCGTGAAAAAGACCAGAGGACATAAACCCGAGATTAAGATTTCTGATGAAATTATTCTCACAATGGGATATCCAAGTCTTGATATGTTTGTAAAAATGAACTTTGGTGAAAGTGAAAGTGCAATTGACCAAGTTTTTGAATTGGCAGCATCCTGTGTAAAAACTATTGCGGACACAAATCAAGTTTATGACTGCGCTGATTCGTCTAAAGATGAGTTGGTTGAATTCTTCGAGCAATTGAATACTAAACAGTTTCAAATGATTCAAGAATTTTTCGAAACTATGCCCAAATTATCTCATACATTAAAAGTCACTAATCCCAATACAGGGGTTGAAAATGAGATTGTTCTTGAGGGTCTTGCGAGTTTTTTCGCATAGCACTCCTTCACAACAATCTACGTTCTTACTATGAAGGAAACTTTGCCCTAATGCATCATCACAAATGGAATATCGAACATATCGATAATCTGATGCCCTGGGAAAAAGAAATCTACGTGAACTTATTAGTTCAGTTCCTAAAGGAAGAAGAACGAAGAATGAAGGAGCAGCAAGCAAAGAATGGCTAAACTACAAGTATATAAGTTTGTCAATCCTGGTTCTACTAGTAGTGGTAACCTGGAAATTGCTGCAGCTAGAACTCAAACACTAGCAGTCAACAGACTTGGATCTACTGTTGAGTCCATCGGTAAAATAGTTTTAGATATACAAAAAGTAGGGACGCTTAATGCTGCTGCTATAAAAGCAACTGCTCTTGGAGAACAACGTAGATTAAGATTGCAAAAAGATGCTGAGGCAGAATCAGCACAAGAATTTGAAAAAAGTAAAAAGAAAGAACCAGGTCAAAATGAATTTGGTAATGCGGCTAAGAAAGTTGCTGAAAAAAGTGTAAGTTGGGTAGATAAATTTTTAGGACCCATTGGAAGTTTTCTTTTGGGTATGGGTTCTTGGTTAGCAGTTAAAGAAATACTAGCATGGACTGCTGATCCAGAAAACAAAGAGAAGTTACAAACTTTTGTAGAAAGAACTGATTTTGTATTTAAGAAAATATATGGATGGGCTAAAGGTCTAGTTACAAATGTACTAGAAGGATTTACTGACTTAGTTGCTCCCAATAGTGATTTTGGTGAAAGACTAAAAGGTCTTGGTAAACTTATGGTGGGAATTATCGGGTTGAAATACCTGATGAATCCATTTAGTTTGATTAGTGATATTTTAAGTTTATTTGAATTATTCAGCACTAGGAAACCAACTAAACCAACAACTCGTCCTCAAGGAACAACAACAACTCAACAAACACAACGATTTAGAGATTCTAGAACACGTCTTCCTGGTCAAACTAGAGCAGGTTCTTCCCTTGAATTAGAACAAGCAAGAAGAAATGCTAGAGCGACGACTCAACCAGTTCGTCCAAGTAGAACAGCGGCACTCAGGGCACAACTTCAGACTGGTAGTGCTAACGTTCCATTATCTCCTGGATTACAGAGAGCTGCATATAATGCTCCAAAGAATATTGCTCAGGCAACAAAGGCAGCAAGATTAGCAACTCAGAATGCTGTTCGTAGAGTTCCTATCATCGGTTCTTTACTGGCTGGCGTCTTCACATTCTTTGAGGATGCCGATGGTGATGGTAAACCAGACTACAACTTAGAAAAATCACTTTTTGTTGCTGGTGGTGCTGCTCTTGGAGGATTTTTAGGAAGTTTTATTCCTATTCCTGTTCTTGGTACTGCTCTTGGTGCAATACTTGGTGAATATGTTGGTGAACTTTTTTATATTCTTTTGAGAGGTGGGGGACCTGAAGCTCTTGGTAAAAAACTTCAGAAGGATATTACTGAACTGCTAAGTGCTGGTGAATTAGTACTTGGTTGGACTCGTGATGGATTAGGTCGTTTTATGGAAGGTATGCCTAAAATGACCCTTCCATTGGTGGGCGAGGTTCCAGACCCGCGTTGGATGATGAATCCAATCAATATTGTTGATAAAGCAAAACTTTTTGCTAAAGCATTCTTCTCCCGTGATCCGATGAATCCTAAGAAGGCGGAAAAGAGACCCATTGGAGTGACAGCAGTTCTTAAAGGAAAAACGGTATATTGGGCTGGTGAAGATTATGGTTGGCAACAAGAAACGACCTTTAATACATTAAAAGAATCTGGAAAAATAGTTATTCCTCCTGGTGGGGATGGACATGCTATTGGTGGACAGGTAAAAATTCCCGAAATGGGTATTGGTGGATTCTTTAATAGTATTGGTCAGGGTATAAGCAACGTTGTTAGTGGCGTCGGAAAGGCAGTTAGCAGCGTTGTTAGTAACCCTATTGTTCAAACTGCTGCATCCTTTATTCCTGGTGCTGCACCCATCATGGCGACCATTGGAGCGGTCTCTGGGCTTGCCTCTGGTAATCCATTAGGTGCCCTCGCTTCTGGCATTGGAATGATTCCTGGAGTTGGTGCAATCATGAATAGTCCTGTTGGACAAATTGCTACAAATTTGATTGGGGGCAATTTCGGAGGTGCCATTAATGCTGGTTTGGGAATGATTCCTGGTTTGGGTGGAACACTGGGTAGTATTGTCAATCAAGGGGTCGGATTTGCACTAGGAACTGGTCCTGGTGGTACATCTGACTTAATTGGATCTATTGCAGGAAATCTTGCAAATCAGTTTAATCTTGGTGGTCTTTATAAAGCAATCACTGGATTTATGGGTGGTAATTATGCAGATGGAATGTCTCAACTTGCAGGAGAACTTGGAGTTGACCCTAAATATCTTGGAGTTACTAGAACAGCAGCTGGCGCAGCAACACAAGCGTTATCTAAAGAAGGAATATCTGCAAAATATGCAATGGAACAAGCACTAGAATTAGTTCCTGTTCCAGTTATTATCGAAAAACTTGTCCCAATGCCAATGGCAGTTCCCATAAATACAGGTGGCGGTGCCCAAGTCGTTTCGGCAGGACCTTCTAACTTAACGCAACGTACACAATAATGGCAACTGTACAAAAAACTAGTAAGATTAATTTTTATAAGTTCGTTCAAGTAAAGGAACCTTCTTCTGCTGCCATCAAGGGAAATCCTTCTGCTGGAGTTGCCACTAGTATTAATGCTAGTACTAAAGCAATTAATAATCTTGGCACAACTCTAAACTCAATTGTAAGAATACTAGAGGGGTTAAAATCAGTTGCAATTGGGCAATTAGAAGCAGAGAAATTAAAAACTAAATCATTCAAAGCAACTTATACAACACCACAGAAAAAAGAAGGTGAAGGTGGTGGACTTGAATTGCCATCTTTAAAAACACCAGGTTTTCTTGATGGATTATTTAATATCATCGGTGGTCTGTTTAAAGTTGCCGTAATAACTCCTGCATTAGAATGGTTAGCTGACCCCAAAAATCAAAAAAGAGTTGAAGACGCAGTAAATGCTATTTGGAAAGTTGTAAAATTTGTTGCAGATTTTACAAAATGGGGAGTTACATCAGTTATCGATGGTCTATACAATTTACTAAAAGATGATGCTACCCCACTAGAAAGATTTGGTGGATTGATAGAAGGTCTAACTGGTCTTGGCGGATTGATGCTCGGAATTCGCTGGTTAAAAAATCCAGGGAAACTTATTGGTGATTTTGGTGGAGTATTAAAGTTCTTCCATAAGAATCTTATTAGTTCCCGTGCATCTATGATGCGAAGAATGGGTGCTCTTGGTTTGGTAGTTGGTGCTGGTGTTCTCATTTATAAGGGTGTAGAATCTTTCAATGAAATGAGAGAGAATGACCCAGCACTACCAGAACCTAAAGAAAAAGGCGGTCCTGTAAAAAAATTACCTCAAAGAGCAAATGGGGGATGGATTAATGGACCTCAATCGGGATATCGAGTATCTTTGGATGGAGGAAAGAGTACATCATTTATTGGACACGGAACTGAATACGTTGCCAGAAAAGCGAATGGAGGAGCTTTCGTTGTTCCTTTTAATACTCCTTTTACAAAAAGAAATCCTAATTTAACCCAGAAGAGACTTGGTGAAGCAAAAAGCATGGGATATCATGTCCCTGGATTTGCTGCAGGTGGAAACTTAAATAAACAAATTTATCTTCACTGGACCGCAGGTGGGTATAATTATAAAGGTGGTCCATATCATGCAACTGTTCAGGGCGATGGAAAGATTTACCGACATCTTCCATACAGTGCCAGAACAGGACACACTTATAATAGGAATAGTGGCAACGTAGGTTTATCTGTTGCATCTATGGGTGGAACTCCTTGGAAATCTTATCCCCCTAAAGATTCTCAAATTGATGCAATGATGCTTGAAGCAGCAAATATTGCTAAGAAATGGGGATGGAAACCAGAAGATGTTAACCTCAAACGTGTTATGACTCACGCTGAAGCGGGGTCAAACAAAGATGGTCGGAATCTGCATGAAAATTATGGTCCAACAATGTGGGGTGGAACTGGTGAACGCTGGGACTGGTTACAGTTGAAAAAATCTGATAAACCTGGCACAGGTGGCGATAAACTTCGTCAAAAAATGAAGAAGTTTATGGGGGACAAGAATGCCAAAGAAGTTCCAGAAGCAGGTGGTTTGACTTCAAAGGATGCTATGGATGGTGATGGTCTTAGTACGACTGAAATACCATTAACATTGAGTGGAACTGCCAAACAATTGGTCGGTGGTGATGGCAATTTCCTTGCCGAAGTTAATAGAGTTGCAAGAAAACTCAAAGCACATCCAGCAGATTTGTTGGGTCTAATGGCATCAGAATCTGGATTAGATCCTAAAGCAGATAATGGTACTCATGTTGGTTTGATTCAATTTAGTGCGTCATCTGCACAATCTGTTGGGACTACCCAATCAAAACTTAAAAATATGACTCGTGCAGAGCAAATGAAGTATGTTGAAAAATTCTTGGTTCCAAAACTGAAAGGAGTTCCTCTTGAAAATGGACAGGTTTCTGCAGGAAACTTATATGCTGCTGTGTTTTTACCAGCATTTGCGGCAAAGGGTCCCAACTACATTCTTGCCAAGAAAGGAGGATTTACTGATGATTGGGGACATCACCCCGCATCGTGGTACAGCGGAAACTCTGGTCTCGATTTAAACGGTGATGGCGCAATTACTATTAAAGAATTGGGTAAGAGAATTGCCGACAAGAAAAAATCGTTCGGAATCAATGGCGGCACAATGACAATAAGTGCCAGTGGTCTTGATACTGTTTCTCCTTCTGACCATGAAGATTCTAATATTTCTGCACCTTCAGGCATAGGAAGTTATGGCAATAGTATTCTAGGAAAAGTTAGTCCTACTGCTGGTATGTTTGCTGAGGATGTTTATGGTAGGCATAGAACTGGGTCAAGAGCATCAAGTGCTCAGAATGGTCGTAATGGTAGAGGAAGTGAAACTACTGCATCTGGTGGAGCAAGTAATGTAAATAGAGCAGGTGGCAATGGAACTACTGTTGGCACCTCTCCTGGAAGTACAATATCTCCTAGAGAACAAGCAGAAAGAGCACAGTTACAACAAGCAACTGAGCAAAGAAATATGGCTCGTCAAATGATGAACCAAAGAACTCAGGAGATGATTAGTACAGCATTAGATGCTGTTGGTAAACAAAATGGTGCCAATGCACAAGTAATTGCGTTAGCACAACAAACTATTCAACAAGTAATGGCACAATCTCAACCCCCATCACAACCTCAATTTATCCCTACTGGCGGCGCTGGTGGAGGTATTTCTGCGTCTGGCATTGGTCGTGCTATTGGCGGTGATGTAGGCGCTGCTGTTGGGGGAACAGCAGCTGCTATCCTAAATTCTACTAATAATCCTCTAAGAGGTATCTTCAGATGACAATTAAAAGAGAATCTGCTGGTGATATTGACCTTAGCGTTTCTATTTGGCGTGATGGTACTCGCTTAGAAAACAGCGATGGTAAATGGGACTTAAAAGAATATGTTAGGAGTTTTGAAATTTTTGAACTAATTAGCTCTTCTACTATAGAAGCACAATTAGTAATTGAAGACGCTGGTGGATTGATTGGTGCTATGACTGGTTCCGAAGTATTCAAACTTCAGATTAGAGGCACTATTATTGATAGAAGTTTTTATCTACGCTCATATGAAATTCATTCCCGTTCCAGAACTAACCAGAACAACGATATTTACATGGTTAGTCTAGCATCGGATGAATTCATTAAGAACGAAACTAGTAATGTGTTTGGAAATTCTAATGTACTTTTTAAGAACACAGAGAGTTCTAAAATCATAGAACAGTTGGTTACTAAAGATAAGAGATTTTTATCAAGTAATAAAAAACTTTTTGCTGAAGAAACTCTCAATCAACATACATTTGTTGCTCCTAACTGGAGAGTTTTTGACACAATTTATTGGATTTCGCAAAGAAGTATTCGTAAGTCACAATCAAGTGGCAGTTTTCAGAATGGATTTGCATTCTTTGAAAATGCACTGGGGTATCATTTCAAATCTATTGACAAATTAATTGATGATGCTAATAACCAATCACCAAATAAAGATACAAATCTTGCTACTGGAGAAGTAAAATTATACTCATATTCATACTCTCCAAAGAGTATTGATAGTGGTGTTGATGACCAATTTAGAATTGATAAGGTTGTATTCCCCAAAGAA